TATATCTGGTTTTTCTTTCTGAACAAACTCATCAACCTCATCTAACGACCAATCAACAGTATCAAGTATATTAATATTATGTTTTACTTCAGTCCATTTTTCTTTAGCTGTAGTCATATCAGCTCGTATTTCATCAAATGTCATACCTGCGTGGGCATTAATTAGTCTCATTTGAGTCCTAATTGCAGGCTCCTCGTTGATAAGTGCACATACTTTGGCACCTTGAGAGGCAAATCCGTCAATTCCTGCGACTAAATTAATCCAGAAGGCTGTCTTACCACTCTCTGGTCTAGCAAATATAATAACAAGGTTACCCTCACCAACACCATTAACATTTTCTTTTAAGCCCCCTAAATTAAATTTCCATTTAGTATTATCTTTTAATTTTTCTATTAGGCTATCAACATCTGAAGTTATGTATTCATACACATCCTTATCTGTATCATCAAATGAAACTTCTAATTCTTTTTTTATTTCAGAGAAGTCAGAGTCTTTTCCATTATATATTTCTGTAGCTAAAACAGCAATTTTATTTGCTATTCTTCTTTTATACAATGCACGAATAATATTGGTAGCAATGTTTTCATTAGGTAAATCTAATTCTTTTATCTCCTTAACTAATGCATCAAAGTTTTCTCTCTTTGCTCTAGTAGTTGCAGGATTATACACATCCATGTGTAAAGAAGATACCTCACTAATACTTAAATCACTATCAGAATCTTCATGAGCATGTTGTATTGTTTCATACAATTCTCCAGTACCATTAGTAAAAAACTCTTTAGCTAACTTACTTTTATTTTTAGTATAAAATTTTTTATTTAGTAATAGTCTTATTAATTCTTTTTCCATGTTGTCGCTTTCATTTGTTTAATTATTTCTTTCATTACATTTGTTTTATTTCTATCTTTCCATAAGTCTATATAAAACTTTGCACTTTTTTTGTCAAGTATACAAGATGCTGTTCTAAGCGGCCAAGTTTTTAAATACGCTAAATAACTTTTATGCATGGACATATACATAGGAATTTCACTTCGTTTTACTTTTAATTTTTTTGTCTCCCCTGTTAAAGAATATACACAATAAAAATATTTTTTTGTTTCTCTAACAAACCAAGGGTATGTTCCGCAATCAATTAGTTTCCACATTACTCTACCACCTTGTAATCATTTCCATACTGCCAATCATCTGTTGCTTTACAGCCATTGCAAATTCTATTTTTTATTCCCTCACTCATAAAAGGTTTGTTGCACATCATGCAATCCTTTTCAACTTTTTCTTTTTTATTTATAAACTCTGGCTTTCTAAAGTCATAGTAGTCTGGTAATTCAACTTTTTCTTTTGTCATTTTTTTTACTATTCCTTAACATGTTAACCCAAGTATCTTCAAAAGTATTAATGCTTTTTTTTATATTGGATTTTGATTTAACTTTTTCTTTTAAGTCGTTATACATAAAGTCTGTTAATAAGTCAACAAACTGTGGTTGAAAAAAACTTTTAATCATTACTACATTTCTCCTTATCTTTTACTTTACTACAATAAAACTCTCTAGCTTTATCTTTTGTTTTATTTTGTTTAATTAATATCTTTTCTTTTTTATCTGGATTAGGACTTTGTGTCAAGGCTTTATCAATTACTTTAACTGTTTCTTTTGCTACCATATAAGCACAACCCATACATGTAGTAAGTAATATTAAAATTAACAACAGCATTACAAAAAATCTATACATTAAGGACACCTATACATATCTGTTTTTTTACATGTATCACAAAATCTATCGAAGCGACTATAAGTATCAAATTTTTTATTACACATCATACAATCTCTCTTACCTAATTTTTTATAGTAAACATTTACGCCTCTATTATCAGAGGCGAGATGTTTTTTTATATTTTCTTCTGTCCAAATTTTATTCACTTTTGTTTTTATCCTCGTTATCTTTGTGTCCATACCATTCTACATTATCTATTCCTTGCTCTACTATACAGCCAAGAGGAGCATCTTCGCATACAGGATAAGAAGGACAACCTATATGTTTATCTATCATACTGCCCACCATTCGGGTGCATCTACACCTCGTTGCCATTTAGCAAAATAAGCTTTCGCACCTTTATAATATTTTCTGTACGCAGTTACATAATCATCATCTTTGTATTCATCGGGCATACATTGAGGAGGTGTAGTAATATAATCTGGATGCATTTGTGTTGGTATGTCTTCCATATATTTAGCATCATAAATATTATTAATAACTTCAGATGACTTATGTATTTTTTTAAAACGTTTACAATATTCTTGACTAATGAACACAGCATTTTCTAATGCCCAACGAAAATTAGTTCTTGTATCTCCTACCCATTTAGTCATAGGGTGATTAGGGTAAGCGGATTTATAAATTTTATCATAGTTTTCAAATTCTGTTTTATGTCTACGCACAGCAGTTGATAACATTTGTGCTGATTCTAATAACATTTTTGGCACATGCTTATCACATAATGCATTGGCTGCCCATTGTGGGTCTTTATGTAAAAAAAATATATTCATATATTATTTACCCCCAAGCTTATAATAAATTTTTTCTATTTGCAAATAATTTTTATCTGAAACAACTTCTTGAGGATAACAAGCTAACTCTTGTAATAAATCATCAAATAATTCTAATGTGTCTTCATCTAGTTTTTTCATTTATAGCTCCTTGTTAATGTATTCTTTAACAGAATACTTTAAAGCTTTTATAATATTTATTGCACCTTCTGTCAAAGTTGTCTTACCTGTTAAATTAGTTAATAATTGTGCTTGATGACACACTGGATAAACTAAAGTTTTGCCAAAAACTTTTTCTCTCTTAACGTATACTGTTTCATTAGTCATTAAATAACCTTTCTATTTGTGTTTTATCAAAATACTTTAAATCTTCTTCTAGTATCTTAACTTCAGTATCCATATAATATCTTAATTGATTGCTTATGTCAAATGCCTTGGTTGTTGCATCTCTATCCAGTGCAACAATTACTTTCTTAAACTTTTTCTTTAACACAGGTATGTAACTGTCTGGTAAACTTGTACCCATTAATGCTACTCCTGTGTGTGTTTCTGATACAGCACAAGCACTAGCACAATCTTCTACAAGAACAGCAGTATCACTATCCCCGGAAATAAAAGGATAAGATTTATCCCCATACATAAACCATTTAGGATAGACTTGTGAGGTTAAACCTCTACCTACTGCACCTCTTATCTTTTCTTTTTCTTTTATAATAAACACAGCCCTATTTTGTTTTACATCATATTTTATTTCTGCGTTTCCTTGTATATAGGATTCAATACAATGATTTTTTTTTAAATAATCTGTACATTTATCTGTAGAAAAAATACTAACAAAACTTTTTGGCATTACAAAATCTTTTTCTTTTTCTTTTTCTTTCCTTACTACGGTATTAATTACCTGTTCCATAGTCATCTCTCCTTCATGATTTCCTTTGGCTGAACAAGACGCATGAAAGCAATACCAAAGTAAATCGGAATTATTTCTTTTTATTGTGAGAGTATTTGTGCCACTACAAAAAGGGCAATCCATTCTGGTGTCTACTTCTCCAGATGGTACAAGAGTTTTAATTATATTTAATTGTTGGGAAAAATTCATAGGGGGTATTATACTTTATAAATAAAAATAAGTCAAGGAGGGTAAGGAAATTAAAAACCCCTCCTTGACTGCAGTCAAATCAGCAAATCCCGATTTATAACCATATGCTAGCTATGGGTAGCCGAAGCCAAATTATGACACTCATTTGCCTAGTGTGATTATAAGGGAGGGTTAAGCAACCTTATAACCACAAACTCTTAAACTTATGTGAGGATTAGCCCGTCTAACTTCTAATCCTCACTTAAATTTGGGTAGTTTTGACTATGCTTATTGCACATTCATGGCACTACCCAAGCCATTATAGTAAGACCCGCCAAGGGCGTAGGTTTTCACTATAAGAGGGGATAGAGCAAGGCTACTGCCTATTGCTAGGTTAAGATACTCTTGATACCCCCTTTTGAATTACCTATGTGGAACTTGCTTCTTTGGAACTCCACTACCAGAGGGTGATGCTATCACCAATGCTCTCTAGGTAATTCTAATCTGGGCTGTGATTGAGTATCGCAACGATTTTAATCACAATTAAGTATGTATGCCTAGGACTACTCGCATACACCCAAATCTTTTAGTTCTAGAACTCAAATGGGGTGTAATATATCCATTGTTATTATCTTGTTTTCACCTATTGAACTAGACACTCTTATT